GGAATTGATGAGCAGGGTGTTATAATCCTGAACCCCTGCCGTTGCCAGCAGCAGGCTCCCGATCTTTGCGTAGCTTACCGAATAGGTATCAAATATTGTATCTTTCAAGTATGCCACCAGAGCTGCCGTAAAAGCCGTCTGGATCTCTGCGAGAGTCTGTGAGCCGTCCAAAATTACATTCGCGGCCACGTCTATTGTTTTACTCGTCGGGCTTTCCACCGTCACCGTTGCGCCGATCGGGCGGACCGTTTCAATATAAGCTGCTACCGCAGCAGGGAGAGTGGTGTCAATCGCCATGTTGCTGTCAACGACCAAAACTTTGACCGTTCCTGCGCCGTTCCATAAAGGGAATACCTTTGCATCGCCGACGTTTGCCACTTCAAGCGCCCATTCCTTATAATTATCCGCGTTTCCGGAAGTGCTCGGTGCCCGGACCTTAGCAAAGAATCTCGCGCGCAAATTATCGTCTGTCTCTTCATCGTCTCCAGACGTGATGATATCCGTCAGTGTGGCAGTTACGCCGCTCACATTATCGATGTTTTCCAGAGTACCGCTGTAGAGATTGCCGATATCCCCGGCCTGCTCGCAGGTCGCGCTGTAGACGTTCGCTGAAAGGAGCGCTGTTACCTTGTATGTCGTGCCATTCAATCCCCAGCGGGTTCCGATATCAACGGCGCCCGTTGTTGTTATCTTTCGGACCGCATAAGTAGCAGCTTTTCTGGTAAGTCCGTAATCAGCCACTACACGGTCCAGATATTCACCAACCGCGGTATCGCCTGAAACGAGATCGAGGAAGTTATTAAGATTGAAATAGGTTTGGGCGAGATAATAAGCACAAGGCGCAAGCGCGTCATATATGACAGATCCTTCTCGCTTATCGACGTCAGAAGTAACCCGGCTGAGCATATCAGCCATTATGTTTTCGTAGGTCATATCTTCAAACATCAGGCGTTCACCTCCTTGGTTACTTTAAGGTCTCCGTAAATGCTGGTCACAGCAAACGTGCAAAGTATTTTATCTCCAGAGACCGTAAAACTGAAATTATCAACGTTTTCAATTCTCTCGTCCCGGAGCAGGCACTCCCGGATCCGCCTTTTCAATTCGACTTGTACATAGGTCTGATCTTTCCCGAGAAGGCTCTCAAGCTCGATGCCATAAATAAAGCCATAGATAGGATTCTCATACCTTTCAGTGTTGAGTTCCTTATATATGGCCTGCTCAAGTGCTTCCAGATTGTCAACATAGCCTTGAATGTTGTCGGTGGACAGTCTGTATGTCTTCGTAGCTTCGACATTTTCTGTTATTGTCAGATCCGTCGGGATCGTCGCTGTGGGTGTTATCATGAGATCACCTCCAGGATGTAATACTGCTGTCCGCCATGGTCCCGGAGCATCCGGACCTTATCGCCAATTACAAGCGAGGCTTTTCGGTTTCCGACAACAAGATCCAACGGGATTGTCAGCTTTTCGCTCACCTGGATCCCGTCCACGGTCACGGTGCCGATCATCAAACAGCACAACATGGAATTATTGAGATAGTTCTGTACGATTGTTTTTATTTCGGTGATCATATGGACACCTCCAGGCTCATGGTATGGGTTGGGACAAAATTATGCGTGACTTCTTTTACAATCAGCCTGCGATTCAGGTCGATGTCTTCGATAAGGCCGTAGAAGCTGCTGCCTGCCCTGACTCTGGTATCACCGAGGCACTCAAGCGTCAATGTTTCAGTCTCTCTGTTGTAAAGACTTAAAAGCATATCCGCTTTTGATTTTGCTTGAGCCGCATTACTATCTTTGTCAATGACCTCGAAGTATTGAAGCATCCCGTATTTTTTTATCGAGTTTTCATCCTTGGACGCGATAACTTTGCTTGTTTGTGCTTTTTCATCCTTGATATAAAGTTTGATCTGATTATAAAAATCTTCGTCGATTGAGTGGGAGTAATTATAATCGTAAACCAAGCTTTCATCGCCGAGAATCAAATCAAGCTGCAGCACTTCCAGTTCCCGAAGCGTTATCGCCCCAAATTCATCTCTCAGGGCGAATTTCTTTCCCGTATTGACCAAAGTGTCGCTGATCCCGGTATAGATGATATCAATCCATGTTTTGTTGTCCTGAACGCTGGTTGGAAGGATGTAACCCGTGTCTGTTAGCACCCCATACTTTAACCCGAAATAAGTGCACATTCTCTTTGTTAGCGAAGTAACTGTATCGTTTTTGGTTACTACAACGTCTTTTGCCTTGCAGTAACGGAGCTGGTCATATGCCGTTACAGAGATCTCTTTTTTCTTGTTTCCACCATGTTTGAACACATAGCCATAAAAGATATTGATGTCATCATATTTGAACCGTACAACGCCGCCGTTCCCGATGTTAAGATCATCGTCAATAAATGAGAACTCAAGCTTGCTGCAGCCATCATTTAATCTATCTGTAAATGAAACTTTGGTAACGAGTTCACTGATTTCATATAGATTATCTCCAACTGTAATAATGAATTCCATACTCTCACCGCCTAACTCGGAATCGCAAGGATCTGTCCAGGGTAGATCAATGACGGGTTCTTGATTTTATCCTTGTTGGCACTGACGATCTTCGAATACTGGGCCCCATTGCCGTAATACTTTTTCGCAATAGCCCAAAGCGTGTCTCCGGACTTTACCGTATAGGATCCAGTGCTTTTCGGATTTGCGACAACGATCGTTTCTACCTTCTTGGCGGCAAAGATCTTTGGGCTTACCTCTACAACCGCGGATTTCTTGCCGTATTCCCTGTATTCCAGGAGAGAGAGCGAAATATATTTATCGCCCTCTTCTCCGGCTTTCTCAGTGATATCCAAGCTTTCGATTAGAACAAGGGTATTGATATCATCGCCGATTCCGTTACTGGCAATAAAGCGGACCGGAGCAAGCTTTTTCCGCCAATCCTCGAAAAGGTTCAAGTAATAATCCGCGTCCTTGAATCTCCCGGACGTTTCCACATAGCTGTACGCCTCTTTTGGAAGCTCGCACTCGAAGGAAAACTCTTTCAATTCAAGATGTGTCGGCACTGCGATCTGACCGAGTTTCAAAATCTCATATTTCTGCACGGCCAGTGCACTGCTCGTTTTTATTTCTTCCGGATTTACAGGGAGCCTATAGGTTCTATTGTTATAGTCGAAAAAGATTGCGTATTTACTCATCCTTCATAAACCCCCTCGCTTGCAGTCGCGATTTCCTCCTGGAGGATCTCTTTTATCCGGCCGGCGACCTTATTGGCGTCAGCTTCCTCATGGACGTCCCCGAACGTGACCTGAATATTCGGCGCCAGTGTCTTTGAACTGAACTTATTGATATAGTCTCTTTCAGCAATATCTCTGAGATACTGGATATCCTCGTCATCCATCTTCACGCCAACAGATCCGTTTGCTCCAGTTCCTTGAACTGTCAGCGGGTTATTTGATGATCCATATTCGTCTTTTCCGAAGTCTGTCAAGCTGCTCATCTTACTACTGATTCCGCTATAAATGTCTGTTCCAATATTTGAACCCTTATCGTATGCGTCGGAATAGTTTATAAGTTTCTGATATTCGAGATCTCCGGTGAATCCTTCAAATTCTTTCGCTGATTTTATATCAACCCCAGAAATGTTATTCAAGGCGTCAATGATCTTATTAATGCCCCCGATTACACCATTGATCATATTTGTAAACATATCATCTACGCTTTTCGCTACGAAGATAAATGCGTTTGTAATCGTTTTTCCCAGATTGATGAACCAGGCGATCAATACCCCGATAGATCCTCCGATAAATCCGAAAACATCACTCGCGGTCACTCCCATCGCATTCAGGGCAGTAGACACCAATACGATAGCACCAACAACCAGAACAATCGGCCAGTTAATGGCGAACCAGTAAGCCGCTATTAAAGCAAGCCTGCGGATCATTCCTAGTAATAATACGCCGGATATGAATTCCAGAGCGGGTTTTATAACATCAAAGTGCTGAGAGGTTATATCAATAACCCACTGAACCGCATTCGCCAACGCGTACATTCCAGCGATTAAGCTGTTGATCATATTTTCAAATCCGCTTGTGTTCACCAGCCTATTAACGCTTTCCATGATCCCACTGAAAGCCTGTACCCCGCCGTTCTTGATTTTGTTCCAAACGTCCCCAAAGGTTTTGGGCATCTTTTCGAACTGAGCGTTAATATCGTCCGAGGCTGCAAACAAAGCGCCTTTGATAATGTCGGCTGTGATCGTGCCCTCCGCGGACATTTTCTTCAGCTCGCCTTTTGACTTGCCAGTGAAATCCGCAATGGCCTGTGCGAGCATCGGAGCATTCTCCATGATGGATCTGAACTCGTCGCCTTGAAGCTTTCCTGCGGCCATAGCCTGAGTCAACTGATACATACCGGCAGACTGTTCTTGTGTACTGGATCCACCTATCCTGAATGACTTTTGGAGCAGTTCAGTAAAGTTTATGATTTCATCATTTGAGCCGAAAGCGTCACCGGCGAGGATCCCCATTTTAGAAATGGCGGCAGCCATACTGGAATAAGCCCCTCTTGATCTGTCTGCGGCCGCAAAGATTTTATTCTGTAATTCGGCCTGTGTTTGGAGCCCGTCATTGATCAAATTCAATCTGGCTTGGGTGTTGATATAAGTATCAACAATGTTCATACCTTT